TCAACCGTGGGAAGCTGACACTCCGGAACGTACGCCTCCTTCTTCACCTTCTTTCCCTTGATCATTTTAGACTTTTCCATTACATAAAGAACCGAGAGGACCGTAGCCCCTAATATAAAAATACGGATGTCCCGTCTGATGAGATACAGAATACATGTTGCATAAATGACGAATCGCGCTGTAGCATTCACTCGTTCGGCTGTCGTCTGTTGATTGGTGGGCCAAAATTCGGTAACCTTATCGGACCTGACAACTTGTTTTGGATCTGCAAACAATGAGACCATTTATAGTATGCTTAGTTTATTTTTTCATCATGCCACTGAGAAGCCCCTGCATGGACTGCATAAGCTTAGTCTCGTCAATCTCAAGTTCGCCATCCTCGTTAGAGAGCTTATCCGCGCATTGTTTGGCAACCGTCTCGATCATGCTAAGTGTGTCGGCTGGAATAGCGGTAATGGTTGTACCGAGCATGTATAGCGTCTGGAGATACTGCCAGATTGCATCCTTGGTGCCCGGAGACGCCTTGGGCCAGCAGCCCTTCAGGTTAATGTCCTTGAGAAATTCAATATTCTCTGCGTGTTCGAGAAAGAAAGATTCGTCCTTGGAGTTGATCTTATCCACATGAGGGGTGACGTTCTCCATAAAACCATCGACAATGATCTTGCCGTTGGTGGATCTCATAAGTTCAAAAGCAGCGATGTACTTTTTGAGACCCTTCTCTTCTGGGAAGGTTTTGTGCAGCTCCATGAGAAACTGGCCCATCATGTCGTTAAACGCTGTAACGGAAGTCATATATAACATATGTTGCGATTAATCTTTAAGTTACTCAAAAGGGGTCGGTAGAAATGGTTTCACGCTTACCTAAACCATTAGATACGATAAAATAGACTAAAATGGCTACTAATGCAGCTGGTTTGGCATAAGCGCTCGTAGAGAGAGTACCCTCATCATTAAGTCGAGCTTTGCCATGAATGTATAAAGCGGTAAGACCGGCTGCGATTATGGCCGCAGAACCTGGATCACGGAAGTATTCGTCCATATTTAATAGCGGAGTTTTTTACTCCTGGCATCTGCAGCGTCGGCGAATAGGTCACCATCTGAACGCTGAGGCTGCTGAGGCTGCTGAGGACGAGTGCTCACGGTCCTGAATTCATTTTCAAATGGATTAGGTGCTGCCTGCTGAGGTGCCTGGTACTCTTCCATAGGCTGTTCCATATGTTCCTGGTACTCACCACCGGGTTCTTCCATTCCATCTTCAACCTCCCCCATGGGATGTTCCATTCCTTCTCCTTCCATTCCCTCGACTCCTTCCATTCCCTCGACTTCTTCGACCCCTTCGGGTGCACCGAAACCACCACCCATTTCACCCGGGTTCTCTTCATCGTACTCCTGGATGTTATCCTCGACCATATCCGCATCTTGGGGATTGAGCATATCTTCGCCGTTGGAAGCCATGTACGTCTGTAAAATCTGCTGAACGGGGATCAACTCCTTCACGGTCGTCTCTACACACGTAGTGAATCGCTCATATAGCTTATCGTTGCGCACGTGCTCTGACTGACTATCAGTGAAAATATAAGGATCTCGGTATAAGTCCTTGGCTGCATTCTTGTAACACGTATGAATGAAAATCTCGTTAGTAGGAAGTTTGACGGACATCTTCTTAGAATCGGAGCTCAATCGAACGGCGGAGAGAATCTTTACAGAGCTGACAAATACCGCGGCGACCAAATCCCTGAACCACGCACAACGCGCGGCGATATTCTCTGTGTGCTGGCGAGCCATAGTCTCATTCCACTCGGGAACGTCTTTCAATAGATTTTGGAACATCATCAAAACCTTACGACCCTTGGACAATTTTTGAGCCTCTGAATACATGTCTTCAAAAACTTCAATCATGACCGGGCAAATGAGAATGCACAGTTGTTCCATATACTCGCGCTTAGCCTCGACTAAAATGTTCAAATTATCCATTTATGATAGACTGGTCTTTTTTTATTAGCATTACTGCGCATCTCTCCTGTACCTGTTTGCGACTTTCTTAAGATTTACTAGGGTAGGGAAATCTTCTATATGATCCATGGGTCCAGATCCCACCTTGTCTTTTTTAACTTTCCATGTGATGGAAAGACCGAAATTGCCTGTTATGTGTACTATGAAACCACCGAGTTCAAGCTGCCGTTTGAGATAAGACGTCGCCTTTAGACGATCGTACACGGGATATCCCACTAGAAATGCAGGTACTTCGAATACTACTCGTTTCTTTTGACCCTCAACAGCTCTTCGTATTTTACGAGAAATTTGTTTATACAACTCTACGTACGTTTCCTTCTTCATACGATTCCGGTTGTTGGTTATTCGCGAGATCTCTTCTACGCTTATCATTAATATTACTCGGACTTAAATTTAGCAGTTCTTCCTCGCTTTTACTAATCTCGTCAAATTGTATGTATTCATGCCCTTGAACAGTACTCTCAAATGGGGTTCTGTCAGCGGGTGGTTTAATGTTCATCGGCTGGGATCTGGCACTTATGACCCTAACGTTAGGTTTACCCACTTTGCCTATAGAACTGGCATTCGTGACGAGAATATCAACGGATACCATAAAACCATAAGGGAAGCCGCCACGTTTCAGCACCATAAACATGCACCTATACATGCCATGATTCTTATGTTTGTGCGCGAATTGCTTTAATCCACTCGTCTCTATGATATAATTGTTAATTCCAGTTTTCTCCTTTATATACTTACTTGTCGTGAGTACGAGTGACTCCATTATATCATGGTTGACAACAGCTTTCGTTGGCACATATTCTACCATGTTTGGCAATGGATCGTTTAGTGCAATCATACCACTTCCTTTCGAAGCAACTGAGTATTTCTCTTCCCTGGACATCAGTAGTAAAATGACCAGTATGAATAACAAGATGTTTATCATTTAATATAGACCCTTAAAAAAATCGTGTGTAATTTTCCAATTTTTTTTAAGATGATAATTTAGATGTCACTTTTAGTGTTCAGCCCAAAGTGTAAACACAGTATGGATGTGATTACCTTCATAAACGGTCATAACCAGCTGAGACAGATAGTACAATACCATAATGTGTCGGAACTGGGCATTCCTCCACAGTACAGGTCAAAAATTACGAGGGTTCCTACGATGCTGACCAAACACGGAAAAATCTTAGTCGGTAAGGAGATTCACAATTGGTTAGAGTCGCTTTTACCAGTACGTGAACTCGAGACGTGTGGGTTCGGGGGTGGTCCGAATACGACAACCCTCGACGGTGAAGGAACTGATGAAATGTTTACGATAGACAACTACGGGAGGTCGTTACAGCCGCCCATGACAGCAGAACTTGAAGCAAAGATTAATCGTAAGGTTGAAGACACCGCATATACGGACATAAAGAATTAAGTTGTGGTCAAATTAGTATGAAACTTGTGACTGTCCAAGCTGCAGCTATAAAATCTACGTTTGAGGTCCTTAAAGATATATTGAACGATGTGAACATCTATTTTAAGCCCGACGGTATGTACATCGTCACCCTCGATACGGCTCGAACTTCACTCATAGACATGCATCTCCCAGCCGAGAACTTCGAAGAGTACGAATGTGCAGAAGAAATCGACTGTGGGGTCAATATGACAAACATGCACAAGCTTCTTAAAACGATTACCGTAAATGATATTTTGATAATGTCTGTTAAATCGAAAGAGCATATGAACATTGAGATTCATAGTGAACAAAAAAAGACTTCCACGAAGTTTGAATTGAAGCTTCTTGATATTAACGAAAATCAAATCGAAGTTCCGGAAATGCATATGATGGTGAACACACCTATACCATCTATTGACTTCCAGAGAATCTGTAGGGATATGTCTAACATAGGAGAAGAATTAGAAATCCACAGGGGTGGAAACGCTTTACGACTCGTATGCAAGGGGGATTTTGCTAATCAGGAGACAGAGATTCAGTGTGTGGAGGAATGTCCTATGATGTCTGGTACGTACTCACTTAAATACATGAACATATTTACAAAGGCAACGTCTATGTGTTCAACCGTGCAAATCATGCAAGAAGAACAAAATCGCTTCTTGATTCTGCGATACAACGTAGCAAACTTGGGTGACTTGAAGTTCTACCTCGCGACTAAGGTAAACGAAGATCAGTCATAAGACCGGTCAATGTGTCAACTGTTTTCATCATTCCGAAACAGTTTTTCAGTTTGATACGAGGGACTTCATTTTTCAGTCTATCTTCGTTATAAAATAACATATCCTTAATCATCACCTTTTCACCATAAAAATCCGAGTTTGGACCTGCATATCGTCGAATTTTTTCAAGAACGTCCTTTACTGGTTTGTCATCACAATCCAGTAATTGTGCGCTTGTTAAGGGAATATGGAACGACATAGTATTCGCTTTTTTGGGAGGCCATGTGTACTCGTTGTTATAGGTCAAAAACTTATACATACGATTACCGTGCCAATAGCTGATTCGGATTAGAATCTTTGTCACCGCTTCCGGTGGTGTGGGGATGGGGTCGCCAATAGAAAGACCAACGCGTTCGAGATCCTTTTCGTCAATCACATACGAATCCGTAGTGGGTTCAATTTCGTAACTTTGACGCACCCAAAGAGGGTGCTCCATTGTTTCAACCGAAAAATCTTTCGAGTGATCGACAAAGTATTCGATGTAAATATCATCGATTGTGTAATCACGTTTAGCGAAAATAAAATGCATCACCTTTTTTATCCCGTAGATTACGTTAATTAAAAACTTGTGTAGTACTTTCATTAACGTTAATGGAGGGTAATTTTTTAAGCAGGTATAACAATCGTGTTGAAGAATTAACAAATAAAATAAAAAGTGATCCAGTCAATAAACGTGAATATGAGCAGGAATTATCGGATTATATCGCTCGATGCATACCATACGTACGACAGTATGTAGATGATACGGGAGGAGAAGTAACCACCGATAATATATTTAACTGCAAGGAAACTGCGGGTAAACAAAAGAAGGATATTTACGTCGAATACCTGGTAAATGTTGAACGGAAGAATATAGATCGACCCATAGAACGTAAACTTATAGATAGATGTCCACGATGCCCGGATAGTAACGTGTTTCATTTTAGCGATACAAGTGAGGTGGTATGTGATTCGTGTGGTGTAGTACTAGACGTGCTGATAAGCGAGGAACTCACATATAAGGAAGAGCAAGAGACATCTGCAAAGGTCATCAATTATTCGTACAAACGAGACAACCACTTTAACGAATGGCTCTCTCAGTTCCAGGCACAAGAAATGACGACAATTCCACCAGAAGTTATTGATCAGTTAAGGAATGAATTTAAGAAGATCAAGATTAAATCCGTAACTGAGATTACACACGCAAGGGTTCGCTCATTACTCAAGAAGCTCAAACTGAACAAGTTCTATGAGCACGTACCGTTTATTACTAATATATTGAGTGGCATCTCACCACCTAAAATGCCCCAGCAGCTCGAAGAACAATTACGAATGATGTTTCGAGATATTCAGAAACCGTTTGACGACAATTGTCCGTCCGATCGAAAGAACTTTTTGAGTTATTCGTATGTGCTTTTTAAATTTTGTGAGTTGCTATCCGAAGATTCTTACCTCCAATATTTCCCCCTTCTGAAATCCAAAGAAAAGCTTCACCAACAAGACGTTATTTGGAAAGCAATCTGTCGGGATCTTCAGTGGGAATTTATTCCGACAGTGTAACTTCTGCTATTTGTGGCTGCACACCTTCACCCGGTGGAAAGTTAATCAGATACGCAGATGTTAGGTTAAGTTGTGTCAGGTACTTTTTAGCTTGTGCGATCATGACATCATTGAGACTTTTTACAGTTTTAAGCTCCAGAATTGTACTTCTTCGCACAATAATATCAGCACGCGCCATACCCACCACATGATGTTTGTAATAAATGGGTACATGTCGCTCGGATTCATATGGAATGCTCATTTCCCGGAGACTCACTTCTAGAGCATTGTGGTACACGCGTTCACTATGACCAGATCCCAACGCAGCCCAAATGTCAGCGACCATTTTGTTTATATCCTCACGGAACGTATCCGGGTTATGTTGCCTTTGCAATTGTGCTTCCACGGTTCTAAGATGTTGATCAATAAAGTCTTCGTAATATTCTTGGTTTTGTGTATCAGGGTTTATCATTTGATATACTACTCACCATATCTTTATACACTTAAAGGTATGGTGACAAACTAATATAGAATCCAGTTAGCTCAGTTGGTTAGAGCGCGGTGCTTATACAACGATGTATATAAAATGACTTCACTGTCATAGAAGCAACGCCGATGTCACGGGTTCGAGCCCCGTACTGGATATCTCTTTTTTTATGCACCAGTACGTGCATAAAAAAAGCGATTCTTAAAAACTCCAATATAGTTATACATGTCGACCGATATTTATACGATGAATTTATCAGAAAGTTCTGATGGCATGGTTCCTATAGATATGGGAAATCGATCTAACGCATTCGTACCGGAAGCTCAATCCAACACGTATGCGCCAGAAATCAAGGAAGAAAAAAATATACACGATTATAAAGACGACATGGACTCTACTCCTATCAGCGATGTTCTAGGTGGACCCCAAGAAGGCACTTCTCTCGAACCCCCTCTCATGGCGGTTGATCCTCGCGCGGTTCAAGTGGCGCAAGCGAACGCCATGATGCCCCAGGTTCAGGCTGCTGCCCAAAAGACTGAGGACCCTAAGAAGAAGAATCCTTTCGATCTCACCGACGATCAATTACAGACTCTCATTGTTGTCTTCGCCACTGCTGTTGCTGTAAGCAAACCCATTCAAGAAAAGCTCGCGAATACGGTTCCCAAGTTTTTAAATGCTCAGGGTAATCGTAGTCTCGTAGGCTTAGCGTCTACTGGCGCGGTTGCCGGTGTCGTGTTCTACATCACTCGTAAATATTTTTAAATCGTCTCGTACGGAAGACTGAAATCAATCAGTCCTAATCGCGAAATAAGTCCGATCATAAGAATCCATGATAAGCATATCGTAAGAAGTGCAGGCCATGCTTTCTTAGCATCCTTTTTCCCATAATTCTTGAATATATCCTTAAGATCTCCTATCACCTGTGTCAAACCGTACACGATTCCACCCGAGAAAAGAAGGGCTAAAAACACATGACTCGTCTTCCCACTTACTATAATCGTCTTATTCGCTAAGACGTACACCAAGAACGGAAGAATCGTGGTCACGAGGGCGATATTAGCCTCATATGGCATCCACTCGGCACGTGTGAGAAACATACCAACCATAACTAACATCCATAAAAGCAGTGATCCGCCTATCGTTTGACTCCACCTGGTGGGATCCATCCCTGGGAAAAAATCAGGTTGTCGTAAGCCTGTGTTAGACATTTATATTAACTTAGATTATTTATCGACAATCTGCTTACCACAAAATGGGGTCAAAGTACCTATGTTATCGTACACCCCTATAGTTATCGCTTCATTCCGAAGTTCTTCGTAATTGTCCCAAAAATTATCACTATGCGAATATTCATTCACGGTACAGTGCGCGAGTTCGTGTAGTAACACATGGAATACATGGTTTACCTCACCATCGATACATAAACCTATCTCCTGACCCTTATTTGTATTGTACCCGACACCTCTCATGAGAGACCCTTTGTACGCGACAATTGGAATCTCGTCATGTAGCATGCGAAATTTTGGTTCATCGGTTTTCTTCAGGTGTTCCCTGAGAGTGCGATATCGCTCCTTCACCTCTTCTAATACGGGTTCTTTACGATTTGTATACCATAACAATATATTAATGGCGATCAATGCTGCTATGATCATCTCTACTATACGTAAATATAAATTTACTGTACAACTCTGATATTGGATTTCCTTTTAAACCCTCCCATTTTGTCATCATTAGACCCATATTCTCGAGGTATGTTATAAGCATATCCTTATGTGCCACGGGTTCCGCTTTGGGACCATCTGCATAATACGGGGTGTCGCACAGATGTACAAATAACTTTTCACCAAAATCGCCGTTACTCGTCGCTTTCATACGAAAGAAATTACCCATATCATCCTTGTACGGCGTTTTAAAAATAATTTTTTCTGAATCCGGTATAATTCCAATGAATTTACCCCCCGGTTTTACCCGTCGTTTGATTTCTCGAAGAGTTGACATGAACAAATCGCGCGTCTCAAAAATATAGTGTAACGCGAAGTTGTAACACACCACGTCATACTTGCGATTTGGACATGCTCGGATGTCTCCATGGTAAAAGTTGACTCTCATCTTCATATTCTTAGCCCGTCGCTTAGCCTCTTCCAAAGCTTCTGCACTGGGTTCACACATGTTGATATTGACTTTCATCTTGGACCATTTTTGAAGATCTCCACCGAATCCACATCCGACATCGAGTACACTGATTCCCGGTTTACAGACACTCTCGATGAGTACCCGCTTCTCGTTGTTATGTAATCGACGCAACTCCTCCATACTTTATAGTTGCATAAAAACTTTAAATATCTACCCGACTTAAGTTTAATGGCTTAAAGTTTTTATGCAATACAAAATCATATAATGTCTCTCGAACAAGATTATACGACTGTCCCTGGTCAGCTTTTTGCATGCCTTAGCGTTGTCGGACCGGAGTGTCCGCAAAAGAACGATCAATTTGGAATCAAAATTCGGGGTGCTTTCAACTCTCGTGATGAGGCGGCTTCACACGCGAAGCGTCTTCAGAAAGAGGATGCCACGTTTGACATTTACGTGGTGGACATGTATAAGTGGCTACTGATCCCACCGGACCCCGCTAAGATCGAGGATGCACATTACACGAACGAGAAGTTAGAGGAGCTGATGTCCGGATACAAGGAGAACCAGGCACAGGCTGCTAAGATGTTTAACGAGCGTAAGCGTGATATGATGGAGTCTGCTACGTATAACAAGCCCGGTGACGAAAACTCTCGATTCTACACGAAGCCGGATGAGGCTCCGATCAGTCATCCCGCGGAGGTCATCGAGCGTCTCAAGAGTGAGACCCCTGATGCTCCCATGGAAGAACTTGTGAAGAAGGCTGACGAGATTGTCAAGTCCGAGATCGAGGAGCGTAGAAAGAAGCGCGAGGCTGACCTTAGCATTGCCGAAGAACCCGAAGAGGGTGAGATTACCGAGGCGAAGGATGATGGTGAGGAGGAGGTTACTTCTAAGGCGTAAATATTTCAAAAAAACTAAAAACATAATGTGATCATATTATTAAAAAAAATCTACCTTCTTAATAATACGATGGCAGCAGACGAATATAAGCAGCGTGTCGAAAAAGCTCTCGTGGAACAAGCTGAAAATGAAAAGAATGCAGAACCGCGTGAAGTTGGGTATGTTGGTTTTGGTCATCCTAAAAATTTTAGGCTAACACGTATAAGTGCACTGAATGACGAAATGTATAAAGCTTCTCAAGTAGTTACTGATGGAGTAGTTAGACCAGCAATTACTAGAAGATCCGAAAAACTTTTGGAAGACGAAAGCACACCAGTAAAGGATTTTTTACCCGCTTCACCCGGGGCGAAGGATAACTGGCTGCATAGTCTTCCCCATGAAGAAGCCTAAAATAAAGGCTACAAATATAACTATATAGGCAACTTTATCCAGAGAATTTAGAAAATCTGGAACCCTTGGTCCATCCGACATTTGTGGGGGTGGATACATAAGAGGGGGTGGAGGAGGTTGCATGTAATATTGTTGATCCTGTTGATCTCGAACGGGTTCATCCACCGGCTTATCGTCGATAAGCTGTGGGCTATATTCTATGGGATTTCCTAATTCCGTTTCCATATGGTAATTATTATGTCTATTTTTTTAAGCCTGATATTCCTCATCAGATTCCTCATCATCATCGACAACGAATCCTTTTAGATTTCCATTATCATCGGCTTCGCTGTCTGAATATTCATCCTCCGTGTCGGTTTCAGTTTCACAAAGATCGTCATCTTCTGAATTATAATCCGTGTCATACTCATCCTCGGAAAAATCGTCATCGCAGACGTCCTCTGTAGGCTCTAAACGATTGGGTTTCTTCGAAAGCCGACCGGATCGGGTTAAAACAGGTTTGTCTTCAATGTCTGTCATTTACATTTGACACGCAAAATCCTTTTAAATGCCTTTATTACGTTAATGCGGATAGTATGTTATCCGTTATGATGTATTCTCTGTTCTTACACGAACAGACCTGTACGATCTTGTTCTTTACGATTTTGAATTGCGTAGCCGTGGAATTGCATTTTGTGCATTTTAAATCCGTGTACACTATACGCTGAAATTTGGACTTTTTAGTTATACTTTTTACTACTAAAGGTGTACTCGTCATATTTTTATTTATGAACGTCTGTAGCATATTCACACCTTTTACTGTATCCTCTTTCTTTATTTCTGGGCAGGGCTGACACATCAGCTGTGGCGTGTCGTACAGAGACGCCTTGTACCCGTCTTTGTACAGATCTTTGAAAAGAGGGTCCGGTAAACGATGCTTTCGTCCATAAAAATCCCTACAAAATCCAAACCGTCTACCACGCATGGTTTCACATGTACAAAAACATCTTTGGGCGATCGTGTGACCCTCAATTCTAAACCATACATGATTCGATGCATGTGAACGTTGAAGATTTTCACAGTATTTAGAGTTGGTAGATATGAGGTAGTTATTCTTATCTTGATATACTTTAGTTATTTG